TTTGCAACTAAATTAAATTAAATCAAATGGATATTAAAGTAAGAGAAGTAACGGCTGAAGAAAAGTCGTCTCAACAAAATAGAACAAGAACTCCTTGATAAGCATGAGGAGAAAACTCAGTCACAAACTGAGCAAGTCGAAACAACTGAAGTAAAGGTTGAAGAACAGCCACAGCAAGAAGTTGAAGTAAAAGAAGAAACAGAAAATGTACAGGAGGAGAAACCTGTAGAAGAAGTTGTTGAAGAACAGCCTCCACAGACACAGACTCCACCTGAATTGAATGAAGATGAAGTTCTTTCATATATTGGAAAAAGATATGGTAAGGAAATCAATTCAATTGATGAGTTGGTTAGTGAACGTGAAGAAAGCGAACCGCTTCCTGAAGACGTTGCTGCTTACCTAAAGTATAAAAAAGAAACTGGACGTGGTTTTAATGACTTTGCAAAACTGCGAAGAGATTACACTGATTTAAGTCCAGATGCTTTGCTACGTGAATATTATTCTATAACTGAAGAAGGTTTAGACTCTGAAGATATAGATATGTTAATGGAAGATTTTATTTATGACGAAGAAGTTCATGAACCAAATGAAATTAAAAAAATAAAACTAGCAAAGAAAAAAGAAATTGCTAAAGCTAAAAGGTTTTTAAAACAACAGCAGGAACAATACAAACAGCCCCTTGAGTCAAGGGAAAGTTCTGCCACTGCTAATAATGAAGAACTTATAGAGTATAGGCAATATTTAGAGTCAGCTAAAGCTCAACAGAATGATGCTGTTCAGAAAAGAGAATGGTTCGTTAAAAAAAGCGACGAGGTATTCAGCTCCGAATTTAAAGGTTTTAAATTCAATATAGGAGAAAATGAAATAGTGTATTCCCCAGGTAGTGCTTCTGAACTTAGAAAAGCTCAAGAGACTCCACTTAATTTTGTAAATAAATATTTGGATTCTAGTGGTTTTATTAAAGATGCAGAAGGATACCATAAATCTTTAGCAATTGCAATGAATCCTGAGAAGTTTGCTCAGTTCTTCTATGAACAGGGTAAATCCCAGGCAACAGATGATGTAATGCGTAAAACAAAAAATGTCAATATGACTGAGCGTAGTGCACCAGAAGTTTCTGTCAAATCAGGTTTTCAAGTGAAAGCAGTTTCTCAGCCTTCGAGCAAAGGACTGCGAATTAAGAGTATAAAAAAAACGTAATAATAATTTAAAATAATATAACATGGCAGGACAAGTAAAAGCAACGCCAACATTCGCGTTGACTCCGAGTTCAGAAAGAACTCCAACAGCCCAAAACTATATTGTAAATTTTGATTTCTTAAATCAGTATCTTCCTGATACGTATGAAAAAGAATTTGAAAGATACGGTAATAGAACGATTTCTTCATTCTTAAGAATGGTAGGAGCGGAAATGCCTACAAACTCAGACCTTATCAAATGGGCTGAACAAGGTAGGTTACACACGAAATATACAAGCGTAGGTACAGGAGCATTAGTAAATGCTGACCAAGCTGTATTTCAAGTAAACGATGCAATTGACCCAGCAACTGCTGAACAAGTTATCAGAGTAGGACAAACTATTGTAGTTGTTCAAAATGATGGTTCAGGTATGAACAAAGCAGTAGTAAGCGCAGTAAACAATGCCGGTGGTGGTAAAGGACAGTTCACAGCTGACTTTTATGAAGCAGGTGGTTTAGTGACTGCAGGTACTGGTGTTGGTAATTCAGACGTTACAGTATTTATTTACGGTTCAGAATTTAAAAAAGGAACAGCAGGTATGGTAGGTTCATTAGAAGCTAATGACTTTATCTTCGATAACAAACCAATCATTATTAAAGATACGTATAACGTAGCTGGTTCTGATATGGCTCAAATCGGATGGGTAGAAGTTACTACTGAAGATGGTGCTACTGGTTACCTTTGGTACTTAAAATCTGAGCACGAAACAAGATTAAGATTCGATGACTATTTAGAAACAGCTATGATTGAAGCTGTACCTGCAGAGCAAAACTCTGGAGCTGCTGCAATCTTAGGAAGCGCAGGTGGTGCTGCTAACCCAGGTGCTGGGTCAGACGGTATTTTCTATGCAGTTTCTCAAAGAGGAAACATCTGGGACGGTGGTAATCCAACTACCTTAGCAGACTTCGATTCAATCATTAGTAGATTAGACAAACAAGGAGCTATTGAAGAAAATGTAATTTTCGCAAACAGACAATTCATTTTTGATATGGACGATATGTTAGCTGCTCAAAACTCTTATGGAGCGGGTGGTACTTCTTACGGTCTATTTGACAATGACGAAGATATGGCATTGAACTTAGGATTCTCTGGATTCAGAAGAGGATACGATTTCTATAAAACTGATTGGAAATACTTAAACGACCCTACAATGAGAGGTGGTTTACCATCAGGTGCAGGTTCAGGTAAAATCAATGGACTATTAGTTCCAGCTGGTTCTACAAGTGTTTATGACCAAATTCTTGGTAAAAACGCTAAGAGACCTTTCTTACATGTTAGATATAGAGCTTCAGAAACTGAAGACAGAAGATATAAGACTTGGATTACTGGCTCTGCTGGTGGTGCTGCAACGTCGGATATCGATAACATGCAAGTAAACTTCTTGTCTGAGAGAGCTGTATGTACTTTAGGTGCAAACAACTTCTTCTTATTCCAAGACTAATACTTAATTACAAGGGGTACAGCAATGTGCCCCTTTTTTAAATTTTAAATTAAATTAAATCAAATGAAAAAAGAAAAGACAAGTCCTAATATGGACACAGTTAAAATTACTCCCAAAAAATCTACACCAAAGTTCGTAGATAAACAATATAAACTTACAAGAGAAACAGCTCCCTTATCTTTGATATTAGCATCAAGGCATACAACAAGGTTTCCGCTGTTACACTTTGATGAGGACACAGGTCTCAATAGGCCTCTTAGATATGCAAGAAACCAAAACTCACCATTTCAAGATGAGCAAGATGATAACGCTATTGTTGAGCCAATTGTATTTGAAGATGGATTCTTACACGTGCCAAAGAACAATCAAGTGTTACAAAAATTTATGGATTTACATCCTGGTAAAGGCAGAATATTTATAGAAGTTAATAAAGCAAAAGAGGCTGCTGAATTAGTTGAAGACTTAAACTTAGAAGTCGATGCTTTAATCGAAGCAAGACAGCTAACAGTTGAACAAGTTGAAAACGTAGCTAGAGTTTTATTTCAGAATGATGTATCAAAAGTTACAACAGCTGAATTAAGAAGAGATATATTAATATTTGCAAAACAAAACCCTGGTGGTTTTATGAATTTATTAAAAGACCCAGCTCTTAAATTTAATGCTGATATTCAAAACATTTTAGATAAAAATCTAATACAGTTAAGAAATAATAAGAAAGAGGTGTGGTTTAACACAGATTCAAATAAAAAGAAAATGTGTAATATACCATACGGTGAAGACCCTTTATTTATAATAGGTTCTTACTTTCAAAGTGATGATGGTTTAGAGTCTTTTAAACATTTAAAAGCGTTAGCAAAAAATTCGTAACTTTGTACCTTAAGTTTAACTATTAATTTTTTTACAATGCAAAAATTTTTAAATATTCCAGTAACTAATGAGCAATACCAATTGGTAGCTATTAGTGATATTGTGTTAATAGAGCAAGCATCTACTACTACAGTAACAATTGCTTATGGTGGTGGAAAAGTAACTACGATTACTCATGCAACAGCAGGTGCAGGAGATGAAACGCAAAGAGATGCAATTCAAGATGCAGTAGTAGCAGCATTAACTACTTCATGGACAAACCCATCGTATAATGTAGATAACCTACCTTATGCGGTAAGTGGAATTGCAGTCGCATAAAAGATTTAATCCTTCCTTTACTATCGACAGCGAGAAAGCACCTAATTCCTAGGTGCTTTTTTATTTTATGTATCTTTGTAAAAAGATTTTCAAATGATAAATTCTGTAAGAAATACTGTCCTTGCTATTATCAATAAAAATAACTACGGATATATATCTCCTGGTGATTTTAATTTATTTGCTAAACAAGCTCAGTTAGATATATTTGACGAATATTTCATAAGATATAATCAGCAAATTAATGAAGAGAATGCAAGAATATCTGGAACGGGATATGCTGACATTAAAAAAGGGTATGAAGAAGTTATAGACACTTTTTCTGTAACATCATTCTTAACTCAAAAAACTCAAAACGTTTATTTTTTACCTTCTCAGTCGACAACGGGTTCTGATTATTATTTACTAAATAAAGTATTGTGTTTTTCTGGAGGTACATTAAAAGGTGAAGCAGAAAAAGTCTCTCATAGTAAAATTACTATGTTAAATAGTTCTCTGTTAACTTCTCCTTCTACTATATTTCCCGCTTACACACAAGAAGCTGATGAAATTGCTGTTTACCCAACACTTTCAATGGGGTAAATGATGTTCAGGCTCAATATATAAGATATCCTAGAGACCCAAAATGGACTTATGTAACTTTATATGGAGGAGAACCTTTGTTTGACCAAACACAAAATGATTATCAAGATTTTGAATTGCCTATTGATGATTCAAATAATTTAGTAGCTAAGATATTACAATACGCAGGAATATCAATTAGAGAAGCTGACGTGTTTCAATTTGGACAAATAGAAGACCAACAACAAAATCAAACTAATTTATAATTATGGCATATATAAATCAAAGAAAATATTATACTAATGATGGTGTAAATCCTGCTAATGAAAACTGGGGTTCATATCAGTATGTTACTTTAAAAGATATTGTTAATAATTTTGAATTAATGTATGCTGGAAACCATGAGTTAATTAACAACGAAAATAGATTTAAAATATTATTTCATGCAAAACGTGGTATACAAGAATTAAACTATGATGCTTTTAAAGAAATTAAATCTTTAGAATTAAAAGTATACGACGATTTAAGATTTGTCTTACCTCCTGATTATGTTAATTGGGTAAAGTTATATTTGTTAAAAGATAATGTGTTAAGAGAATTAACAGAAAACATTCAAGTTCAATCAGCTGTTTCTTATATACAGTCTGCTACAGCTTCATTTACTTATGATGGCGATGGTAATGCAACTGTGGTTGATTCAACTTTGGATACAGAAAGAAAAAATGGGTCATTAAAGAGTATATATTTAAATGATGAAATAGATGAAAATGTAAATCCTAATGTATATAATTATGATAGTGATATATACAATTATAGAATAGGAGCGAGATATGGTTTAAATACTGAAACAGCTAATATAAATCCTACATTTACTATTGATAAAAAAGCTGGTGTTATTAATTTTGATTCCACTATGGCAAATCAACAGTGTGTATTACAATATATATCTGATGGAATGGAAAACGGTGATGACTCTAAAATAAGTGTAAATAAATTATTTGAAGATTATATATACGCATACATACAATATGCTATTTTAAATAGTAAATTTGGAGTACAAGAGTATATTATTAATAGAGCAAGAAAAAACAAACAATCTTTATTAAGAAATGCTAAAATCAGATTAAGTAACATTCACCCTAGTAGATTGCTTATGAATCTTAGAGGTGAAGATAAGTGGTTAAAATAAAATGGCAAACATTCAAAGAAATTTTATAGCGGGCCGAATGAATAAAAGCCTAGATGAAAGGCTTGTACCTAACGGAGAGTATGTAAACGCTGTAAATGTAAGGCTTGGTTCTACTGAAGATTCTGAGATTGGAGCTGTAGAAAATTCTAAAGGTAATCTTCCTTTAACAACACTACAATACGTTGATGGTACAGTATTAAGTTCACAAGCTCGATGTATTGCAGCGTTTGAAGATGGCGCTAATTTAGTTATATATTGGTTTGTACATGACCCAGCATTTACACAAGGAGCAACTGGAAAACTAGATTTAATTGTTTCTTTTGATGTTGAAACTGGAGAGTTAATTTATCACGTTATTAGCATAGACAATGGAGGCGGTATAAACACCACATTAAATTTTAATCCTAATTACTTAATAACAGGAGTTGATAAAATAGATAATCTTTTAT